CCCGCAAAGATCAGATCGAGAAGCTCACTTGGGACATCCGGAAGCGCGGCGAGAAGATCATCAAGAAGAGCGCAGCGCCTGACCCCAAGATCGAGAAGATCCGGGACTTCCTCGCTTATCCCGACCAAGAGCATCCCTTCGGCACTTGGACACGCATGCTTTGCGAGGATCTCTTCGTTCTGGACGCTCCTGCGGTCTATGCCCGCAAGACTCGGGGCGGCGAGCTTTTTGCCTTGGAGCCTATCGACGGCGCGACCATCAAGCGGATCCTGGACCCCACCGGGCGCACTCCCCTGGAGGGCGCGGCATACCAGCAGGTCATCAAGGGCGTTGTGGCCTGTGAATACACCCGCGACCAGCTGCTCTACATGCCCCGGAATCCCAGGACGCATCGCGCCTTCGGTTACAGCCCTGTCGAGCAGGTCATAACCACCGTCAATATCGCCCTACGCCGCCAGCTTCACCAGCTCTCCTATTACACCGAGGGCAACAGCGCCTCCTTGATCTTCGGCGTCCCCAAGGAATGGACGCCCGAGCAGACGAAGCGCTTCCAGGACAACTGGGATGACATGCTGTCCGGCAACAGCAAAATGCGGGCCCGCTCTCGTTTTGTCCCTGGTGAATTGAAGCCCTATGACACCAAGGAGGCGGCTCTCAAGGATGAATACGACGAGTGGCTCGCCCGCATCGTCTGCTTTGCCTTCTCCATCAGCCCCACGATGCTGGTCAAAGAGACGAACCGGGCCACGGCGCAGACGGTGCAATCTGCCGCCATGAGCGAGGGGCTTGCCCCGGTCATGAATTGGATCAAGGCCCTCATGGACCGCATTCTCCGGGACCACTTCAAGGCCCCCGGCCTGGAGTTTGTATGGAGTGACGAGATCAGCATGGACCCCCTTGTCCGGTCACAGGTCGACCAGACTGACATCTCGTCCGGCGTCCGCACCCGCAACGAATGCCGCGAAGATCGCGGGCTGGAGCCGCTGCCTGACCCGCCGCCCGAGCCAGTCCCGCCCGTCAACCCGCCCCCGGGGGCTGACCCCAAAACTGAAGGCCAGGAAAAGGCTTTGCCGGATAAAACCCAGCCCGCCGCCCCTGCGTCCACTGACGAGCCAGCCAAGGGGGCGGGCACACCTCCTGCAGCCAAGAAGGCAGAGTGCCCCTGTGGGCAGGAACACCTCGAGAAGAATGCCAAGGTCCTCAAGCCCATCAAGCGGGACCGGCCCCTCCTGAAGAAGCTCCAGAACCAGATCAAGAAGACTACTGCCGCATTCCTTACCGCTCAGGTGCGCCCCATGGCCGAGCGGATCCACGCAGTGCTGCCTGCCGACTCCGACAAGATGGCCAAGATGTCGAAGGAAGAGGCTCGCCAGCTCTTGGAGGCCATGGATATTGACTGGACCACCCTGGGCGACGACCTGGAGCCCATTCTCGCTGCCATCGCCCAGGACGGAGCCTCCCAGGCCCTCTCCCAGGTGGGCAGGTCCACCTCCGACCTCCTTGACCAGGTCAACGAGAAGGCCGTGGCATGGGCAGAGACCCACGCCGCCGAGCTGGTCAAGGGCCTCGAGGAGACCACCCGCAAGAGCCTCCAAGGTGACCTCGCCACCGCCATTGAACTCGGCATGTCGGTCGACGACATCGCCGCGGTGATCGGCGCGGACTACGGCTTCAGTGACGCCCGGGCCGACCTTATCGCCACCACAGAGCGGGCCTTCGCCGATGTGCGCGGCAACACGCTGGGCTATGCCGAGTCCCGCGTGGTCAGTGGGCTTCAGTGGATCACCGCCAACGGGGGGGACGATGACCGCATTTGCCCTGACTGCGAAATGAATGACGGCGCCACCGTCCCCATGGACGAGAACGGAGAGGCTGCAGAAGCCTTCCCTAGTGGTGCCACCACCGTCCCGGCTCACCCCGGGTGCCTATGTGACCTACTACCAGCCCTCAATGAGGAGGCAGCGTGATGCTTACCCGAGTAATTCCGCCCACGACCACGGGCCCCGCCACCATCACCGTCCACGGACGGACATACACCACTTCCAACGGCGCTCCCCTCGATGTGCCCGACTTCGACGCCGTGGTGATGGGGGCCAACGGTTGGAAGATCAGCGCCCCCGATGGTGTTGGCACAACCGCTGAGCGTCCCCCCAGACCCACCAATGGCATGCGCTATCTCGATACCACCCTCTCCGCCGTCATCACCTTCGACGGCAGGGTCTGGCGCAACAAGATCACAGGAGCTGCGGTATGAAAAAGAGAAAGGCCAGTTTCTTCGTCGCCTTCGAGAAGGTCGAGAAGCAGGAAGACGGCACCATGCTCGTCTCCGGCGTGGCCTCCAGCGAGGCTGTCGACTCCGATGGCGAGACCATCACCAGCGGGGCCATGAAGGCGGCCCTGCCGGACTATATGAAGTTCGCTAACATCCGCGAAATGCACCAGCCCATCGCGGCGGGCACAGCTCTCAAGTGTGAGGTGGATGCGGAGGGCATCACCCACATCGAAGCCAAGATCGTGGACCCCACAACCGTTCTCAAGATCGAAGAGGAGGTCCTCAAGGGCTTCAGCGTGGGCGGGGCGATCACAAGCCGAGACCCCCTCAACAAGACAATCATCACCGGCATCCGTCTCAGCGAGATATCGGTGGTGGATCGTCCTGCTAACCCGCTGGCGGTCTTCAAGCTGGCCAAGCTGGAGGGCAGCGACGAAGCCACCCTGGGCGAGCTGCGCAAGGGCATGTGGACCGTTCAAGACTTCGCGGGCGTGCTCCGCTCTATCGGCTGGATGGCCATGGACGCTGCCTATGAGTCTGAGCAGGAGGGCGACAATAGCCCAGTCCCTGCCGCCATGCGCGACTGGCTGGCCGAGGGGGCCGAGATCTTCCAGGCTATGGCCGCTGAAGAGATCGCCGAGCTGCTGGCTTGTCTCCCAGCGGCGCCATCCATGGAAGTTCTCCAGATGGCCGCCAAGCTGTCGAAGGGCGAGGGCGTGGTCGACCTGTCCAAGGCTAAGAAGCTCACCTCTGCCATGAAGGCCAGCCTGAACGGGGCCCACAAGGAAGCCTCTGACCTGCACAAGGCCCTGGGTGACTGCATGGTCAAGATGGCTGGGTTCTGGGCTGACAAAGAGGAAGAAGAAGGAGGGGACGACAAAGAGGAAGAAGCCGACAAGGCTGCCAAGGCTGAGTCGCTCCAGAAGGCCGCAGGTCTCACCGACGAACTCCAGAAGGCCCAAACCACCATTGAAACCCTCACCAAACGAGTGCAGGAGCTGGAGGCCCTGCCCGAACCCCCCAAGGGTGTCTTGAACGCCAATGTCACCGTCTCCAAGTCCGGAGACATCTCCAACCCCGACGCCAATGATGCGGAGCTCCGAAAGCAGGCCGAGGCCATTGCCAAACTCCCCCCTGAGGAGCAGTCCCGCCTCCTCATAAAGGCCATCCACTCGGCTGGCCCGTCCATAACCCGTTAGCGAACACCGCCTTTGCCGGACCAAACCGGCCCCTGGCGGTCTCCCTTGCCGGATCGAACCGGCCCCTCGGAGGAACACATGAATACCAACCAGATTATCGAAGCACTGAAGAAGGCCCAGGGCGAACCCATCGCCGATGAACTCAAGAAGGGCTTCACCCAGAACGGGACGGCCACTCAGGGACTCCAGGAATATGATCTGGAAACGCCCGCCAAGATCATCATCCCTGTGATGACCCCCCTGCGTAACACCATCCCCCGGCGCGTGGGCGGCTTCGGCTCCCAGGCAAACTGGAAGGCCATCACCGGCATCAACACAAGCAACCAGCGTGCTGGCGTCTCAGAGGGCAACCGTGGCGCGGCCATCGCCCAGACCACTGCGGAATACCTCGCTGCATACCGCGGTTACGGGCTGGAGAACTTCGTCACCTTCGAGGCCGACCTCGCTGCTCAGGGGTTCATGGACCTCAAGGCGTTGTCGGTCCAGCAGGTGCTCATGGCCTTGATGATCCAGGAGGAGCGACTCGATTTGGGCGGCAATACGTCGCTGAACCTTGGGACTACCCCCACGCCGACCCTCGTCGCTGGCACTGCAGGCAGCATGGCGACCCAGGCCGCCGCCTCAGTGATCTGTGTGGCCCTTGGTCCCCAGGCATACCTGGATGTCGCCGGACACAACAACGGAGTCACGGGTCAGGTCTTCGACCCCACTACGGCAGTCGTCCCCGGCCAGCTCACCAAGACCAACACGGACGGGTCTACGGACGTCTTCGGCGCTGGCTCTGCCCAGAAGTCTGCGAGCGCCGTCGTCTCTGTTACCGGTGCCACCGGCTCTATCGCCGCCACCGTAACTCCTGTGCGCGGTGCCTGGGGATATGCCTGGTTCGTAGGGGCCACGGCTGGCACCGAGCGCCTGGCCGCCATCACCAGCATCAACTCCGTGGTCCTCACCGCCTACCCTGGTTCTGGCCAGCTCGCCTCCAGCCTCACGGCGGTGGACAGCTCCACCAGCACCCTGGACTACGACGGCATCTTCACCCAGGCGTCCAAGGCCTCGAACGCATACTGGGCCACTCTGGCCACTGGCGTGGCCGGCGCGGGTACTGCGCTCACCAGCGATGGGGCGGGCGGCATCAGCGATATCGAGGCCGCCTTCCTCGGCTTCTACAACAAGTACCGCCTGAGTCCCACCCGGATCTTCGTCAGTTCCCAGGAATGCGTGAACATCACCAAGAAGATCATCGGCAATGGTGGGGCCCCGCTGATTCGCTTCGCCATGGACGCCAAGAACATCGCGGACGGTCAGATCAGTGCGGGCGTGGTCATCGGGTCCTATCTCAACAAGGTGATGAACGTCCAAGTGCCCATCCAGGTGCACCCCAACCTGCCGCCTGGCACGATCCTGTTCTACACCGATGCGCTGCCTTACCCCATGAACGGTGTGGCCGATGTGGTCCGGAAGAAGCTCCGGCGTGACTACTACCAGATGGAATGGCCCCTCAAGAGCCGGAAGTACGAATACGGCGTCTATGCAGACGGCGTCCTTCAGCACTTCGCGCCTTTCAGCCTCGGCGTGATCACCAACATCACCAACGGCTAATCCCCCCCTGCCTGGGGGCTCTTCGGAGCCCCTGGGCTCCCTTCTGGAGGCCACATGGCCAAGATCTATTCCACAACCGGGCAGACGAGCCTGAGCTGGCGGGGGCAGGGCTACACCGCTGACGAGAATGGCGTGTTCGACGTTCCCGAAGAGGCCCTGCCTGACCTGGCCCCTTTTGGCCTCATCCCCGGGGAGCCCACCCCCGCCACCAGCACCGGCGCCCCGAATGGCAATCCAAGCCAGTGGACCACTGAGGCTCTGCAGGCCGAGGCACTTCGCTTGGGTGTGGATGCCACCCTGCCGCGCCCCGACCTCATCAAGGCCGTTGCCCAGGCCATCAAGGCCCAGGCGTAACCCATGAGCGCCGACCCCCGCGACCTTGCCACCGTGCCCGATCTGGCCGCATGGCTGGGCCCCTCGCCTCCTACGGCGGAGACGACAGCGCAGCTTCAGCGCCTGCTCACGGGCGTGTCGGTGTGGATTCAGTCCTGGCTCTCTCGCAACATCCCGAGCCAGAGCTACACCGAGACCCGCGACGGCTATGGCGGTACCCGCATGACCCTGGGGGCTTTCCCTGTGACGGCGGTGTCTTCTGTGGTTGTGGACGGCGTGAGCATCCCGGCATCGTCCGGGGCCTCTATCCCTGGATGGTTCTTGGCCAATGACGCCGTGGTCCTCCGGGGCTACCGGCTCAATGTCGGCGAGGCCAACGTGACGGTGACCTACACCGCGGGGTTTGTCACGGTGCCTCCCGACCTGGTGCAGGCCTGCCTTGAACTGGCGTCGATGCGCTGGAAGGAGCGGGAACGCATTGGGCACGTCTCAAAGTCCATTGGCGGGGAGACGGTCACCTTCTCCATCAAGGACATGCCCGACAGCGTGCGCACCATCCTCCAGCAGTACCGCGAAGTGGTGCCGCTATGATCGTCGGCCAGATCGTCGGCGCGGATCGCGTCATCGCCCACCTGGAGGCCACAACCCCCAAGGTCATGGGCTCTGTCCAGACAGCCATCCAGCGCCTCGTCTTGGGCCTCCTCCGCAAGGTAAAGAACGAGAAGTTGAACGGCCAAGTATTAAATGTCGGTAAACCTCCTGGAGGCACCCTCCGCAGGTCCATCAACCAACGGGTTGTTGCTGATGCTCTTGGGGTCACAGGTAGTGTAGGCACGAACATCTCCTACGCCCGGGCGCACGAGTATGGCTTCCATGGGGCCGTCACTGTGCGGGCTCACCTGCGCATGGTTAAGCAGGCCTTCGGCAAGGCTTTGAAGAACCCCGGAAAGCACGAAGTCAAAGCCTTAACCCGCCAGATGAACCTCCCTGAGCGCTCCTTTCTGCGCTCTGCCATCAACGAGATGGCGCCCGAGATTCAGGCCAGCATTGCGCAGGCAGTGAAGGCGGCCCTATGAGCCGGGACGCGGTCTTCGCGGCCCTCTTCTCCTTACTCCAGGCCCTCCCTGGCGCGGTCACCGTCTCCCGTCGCCTGCGCATGTGGAGTGATGTGGACCAGACAGAGCAACCCGCTGTCTTCCTGGCCTCTGGTGCTCAAGTCCCGACCCAGAGCCCCGCAGGTCACCCCGCTGTGTGGCGGCTGTCCGCCAGCGTCTATCTCTACGCCAAGACCTCCGACCCCAATATCGCCCCCAGCACGATCCTCAACGATCTACTGGACGCCCTGGAAGGGGTTCTTGCCCCGGGCTTCCCTGGGCAGAAGCAG